TGTCCGATCGTGTTATCGTCATCGTTGGCATACCAGTTAAAGGTAGGGGATTTTGGTGTTTCAGGTTCTCGAGAGAAGTTATCTTCTGCAAATCCACAATCGTAGTAGTTTCGCTCCCGCTTTGCTCCATTGTCAAAATAATCCACTACTTTGATCGAAATGTTAGGATACGCATCATCAATGCCTTGGCCTAAAATGTAGGTTCGGTACCAGTCCACAAATGCGCCTAGGTTTGCAGCATCATCCACAATCGTCATCTGACCTGACAAATTACGGGTAGTATCGTAAATGTATTTTGCATTCATCTGGCCAAGTGTCTGAATTTGCTGGGGCGCTTTTCCTCCACTCTCTGAGAAAGTGGTAACCGCCAGATCAAGCGATGGTAAATTGTCTGCACTGACTGTTACAACCGTGTGTTTACCTAATTTTGGTTTCATCCTTGTTCACCTCCTAGGCAACTGTTTCTTCAATGGTTATGGAGGATAAATCTCCATTGGTAACCGTGATTTTGTTCACAATATAATGAGCTGCATTGATACAGCGAACAGCCCACTGGAAAATAAGCTGTTTGTTGGCAGCGGTTTCGGACGTGTTGTTGGTATCATCGCAAATGACATAGCCATCATCGATGATCCCCCGTCCCCATGAATTGGGTTGGGATAAAAAGGATTTCATGACTCGGTTGCCTGCGGCTTGCAACATATCCATCAATCTATGTCCTCGTGAAACTTTTAATTTGTTTGGCCTGCTTGCATAATCATCAATCACTGCTCTCATACGTTCTGCGCAGTAGTCCAGTACTCCACATTCGTAAATTTCAGTAACGTCCGAATGAGTTGTATTGAGAAGTGAATGATAGGTTTTGACATTGCTTCCGCTGTCAATGCTTTTTGTTGCAACATTGACCAGAGAAGAAAGAAGATCTTCCACCTGAGGACGATCGTATTCATTGTAAACGCTGACCACATCCTTCAGCGGTAGATTTCCACATGACTCAAATACAGGAACACTAGAGATGATCCCCATAACGGCAGCTACTGGAGAAACATACGTATCAGGATTCACAGTAGACTTGTACCATCCAGTCCAGTTACAAATTCGATACGAAGAATCCTTTAAAGCAGCTGCAGCAGATTTGATCTCGGAAATCGTATCATCAACTTCGTGAGTGCAGATTGCTTTTCCTTTTCCAATTTGGCCGCGACTTTCACAAACTAATTTCATCGCAGTATTGACCGTAGAATCACCATCAAGCGAAGCTGTGGCAATGTTGTGCCAGTCATTATCTGTGATCGCAATCTGCAATCCAGTTCTTGCTCCGGTAGTAGAATTGTACGTTCCAACAATATCTGTATTGGCTACAGTATCTCCGTCGCTTCCACCCGTGAAAGATGTCCAGGAAGTAACATCATCGGGGAGAGTTTCGTTTGTATTGGTATAGGTTACCCATGATTTCAATACAGGATGAGCAGCTAAACTATTTTTCAGGTTCACACCACTGGATACATTGTCCACATAACCAAGGGTATGCGTTTTGTAGCGGAAGGTTAATTTTTTGGTTCCGCTAATGCTACCATCTCCAATAACAAAAGAGATACTGTTTCCGTATGCTCCTTTGTATTTTGCTGTAAGTGTGCCGACTGGGCTTTCGCCTTCATTAATCGCTTTGCTAGCTTCCAAGGCGGAATCCCCAACGATACGAACACATTTAAAATTTGTCGCTCCGTTGATCGCAGCGCGCCTGACAAAATCACAAATATCGCCACTAATGAAGGTAGAAAGAATTGTATTCAATCCACCGACAACAATTTCGTTGTCTGGGCCAGCATCTGCTTTCCCCACAATAAAATTTACGTTGACAGCATTGCTAGCCTTGCTAGCCTTGCCAACTCGTTGCAAAACATCATATACGCCTGGTATAATCATTGTTGCCATTTATCTTACCACCTCAACTTTCACCATTTTAATTCTGGCCAATGCATTGATTTTTCCCCAGCGAGAATCTTTTTCATCTGTAATCTCCAGTTCTTCACCCAATTCTTTTCCGCGAAGTACTGCTTTTTTTGCACTTGGTACCAGGGGAGTAACCTTCCATCGCTTGCCAGAAGATTTTTTAGGAGTTTCATCTACAATATCACTATCCATAATGGACATCTTTTTGTCTTTATCTTTGGGCATCTATTCTTCATCCTCCTGTTCTATAGTAAACGTTTCTTCTTCAATCGTCTTGGTATTTTGAATATCACGAAGCTGCATAACAATGGTTTCATACTGCACTTCATCAAATTCCAACACCTCTTCTGTATACACCTTAATAGGCATTCGAGAGCAGAATAATAATGGTTCCTGCCCGTTTTTACTTTCTGACATATAGAAATACTCTACATCTCCGATTTCAATATCCGATATGCCCGTAATTTCGGTTTCTTCGGCCATGATTTTCATGCTCAGAAGATCCGTCAAATACTTTACTTCCAGGAATCCATCCCATAGGTTGCGATTTTGTGCTGCAAGCTGGATCCCCATTTCGTATGACAAAAGCTTTTTCCCATTGAGATACAGCTCTGAAATGGTTCTTTTCTGTGGGATCTCCAACATGCAGAAGGGGGTATTCACTGGGATCTGGAATTCTGTTACAACTCCACCAGGAAACAATAAATGAGTAGGATCAAGAGATAACCCCTTGAGCCACGTTTTTAACGTCTCTATCCATTGGATTGGCTTTGAAGAGATTAGCTCACGTTCGCTCATGGATTGTTTCCCTGAATATACGCTCTCAAAATACTCATGTAAATGTCATTGACATCCTCTCGAAGGGAAGGGATATCATCAGGCGAATAGATAAACTGCCTCTGTGGTATAGTTTTATACCCAAACTGATGAACTGCTGCATAAACAATGCGAGTACCTACGGTAACCTTTTGCGAATTGGCCGTAAATACGTTGCCAGGTTGCCCAAGTTGCATTGACATAGAAAGAGTTCCAGTATCTTGCAAAATGCGAGCAGTAGGCAGATTGCTTCTTTTATTCCCCTGTCGTCTATTTTGCAACGTAGCAGGCTTCAAGGGTTTCCATCTTTGCGGAGGAGCTCCTTCATTTTGGAATCGACGGTTTACGTCTTCTACAATGGCCATTCCCGCAGCAGTATTGGCACGTTGGTATAGCCACATCGCACGAGCAGAACTCAAATCAACATTCTGATTCCAATTGATATTAATCTTATACAGCAGTTTGCTCATTCAGGGCCGCCCATCCATGTGTTTTTCTTCGTAGTTTTTTCACAGCATTTTTATAGTTTGAGTAATACGTATTGATGTACGTATCGCTCTCGCTATGGATTTTTACAATGCCCGAACTTACCCTATTTGCAATTGCATACATAGCAATCGCATATTTCACTGGTTCAGTTACTGGTAGGGTAGCAAATCCGGTATCAATCTGTACTCGAGTTTCTGCTTCACCCAAATAATACGCAATTTCATCATCTGACATGATGTACGTGTTATTCTGTCCGTTTGCAGTTTCATTCACGGTAAACAATTCATTGACTTTATCCCGTAAATACTTGGTTTTGAATTCATCAACGGTGAGAATCATTTTTTATCCTTATCGCCTTTGCCTTTACCCTTGCCAGGTTTACCGGTACCCTTTTTGGGGTCTTCGGTATCATCATCTACTCCTGGATCAAAATCCTCATCAAGGGGATCCTCATCGGTTTCATTTCCAATGTCAGCAACATCATCTTCTAAATCAGCCTCATCATCGGTTTTATCGGGAGAATCCTTGTTACTGGTCTCAGGTGGAGAAGGATCTTTTTTCTCATCATTAGTCTCATTTTCAGTAGTGTCTAGATGAGCAGGAATTGTTCCAGGATCATTAGGATCGTATGGTTCTTTACTGTTACGAAGATCCGCTTTTACTTCGATCTTCTTCTTTTTCACAGCAATCCGATCCTTGAATACTTTTTCAAATTCCTGGACATCTTCGTCTTGTACCTGGATGGGATGTCCAGGTACGACGAATTTATCTTTAAAGTAAGTTGACCGTTCACCGGTCAGAACATAGGTCTTCAATGATCACCTCCTTAGGCCGACACAATCGCGTGTACGATGCTGTAAGGATTCTTAATAATGGGAAGAGAGTACTCACCGGTGATGATCTGTGATTTGTCCTTGCTCAATTTATCCAGATAACTGAATCGTTGAGCCACCAATGACATCCCGTCGGGGGAGGCCTCCACACATCCAGCAATAGCCCGTTGATACAATGGTTTGCTGTCAGCAGATTGCCCGATTAAAAACACTTCGTTGTCTGCCATGAAATCAGTTTCATCAGCTGGTAACTGTGTTCCGTCGTTGGAAGTTGGATGAGCAGCCAAATAAGAAGCTTCATAGACCTTGATCGTAATCCCTGCCACTTTGATCCCCAGTTCTCCAGTTTGTAGAGTATACTGTTTTTGTTCAGGAGTGAGGAGTGCAAGAATTGCAGTATTGGCCAATACATACTCGTTGACTGTAGGGGATATATACAATACAGGATTCACAGCCCCGCGGATCTGCTTTTTCCAATCCTGGAGCATCCCCACAATATCCACCGAATCACCTGTCCAAACATTGGCACCACCATCGGTAAGATCCACCAAATTGGAGGCAGGTACACCATAATCGACAGTTCGTTCATACCCGTCAACTGTTTTAAATTTGAATGTTCCTCGCATTGCATTAATGCATTCCCATTCTACACGAGCATCCAGACGATCAATCAGAGTCGCTTTTCCATCCTGGATATACTGGTTGGCAGATTCTGCCACTCCATTTTGTCCAGGCATAGATCGCCATCGAATTTCATTGGAATCGAGAATGTAGGATTCCTTTTTGTAAGAAACTTCCTCACGAGCTTTCCCGACACTCAATCCACTAACTGGATGAGGCTCTCCACCCTGGGAGATGTGCTTGGCCATTCCACCATGATTAAAAATGATAGGCCAAGTAACAATATTGGAAGAAGAAGTAGTCTCTTTAAACATCTCTGTAAAGAGATAGTTCTTCTTCTTGGGGAACATAACAACTTCCTGGAGCATATACTCCCGTTGCAATAGTGTGTGGTCTTCTACAAAACTAGGCATTAGTCAACCTCCCTATCCACAAACAAAATCATTTTCAATCCGTCTGCACCTTCTAGCGAAGTATGCCAGTTTCGGATGAGATTAATGTTTACCTTACCATGGTAAACGTATCGTACTGATTTATTTGTAGTAGTATCATCAGGATTTACGTAGGAATGGAGAATACCGACAGGTGTTTCTGATCCATCTTTGATCAGTACGTAATCACCTACAGCAGGATTTACTGAAGGAGTTCCATCATATTCAACAGTGTTGTCGCCCGTATCGATGTCAGCGATATTGCCAAGCGCAATATCCTCCCAATCATATTGGGTAATCAAAGGTTCTGCAACTCCTCCGCTGGTGTACTCAGTGTAAGCCTGGCTACTATCCACACCAATAGAAAATTCGTCAGCGTCCACTTCGGTAATGGTGTACACGTTTCCATTCAACTCCACCATCCCATTTACACCAGAAATTCGCACCTTGTCACCGTTACTGAGCCCATGCCCTGTACAGGTTATTACACAGGGATTCGCCTCGGTAGCTCCAGAAATTGCCTTGCTTCTCGCAAGATCAGCTAGTTCTCTGGTAATTTTGCGACGTAAGGTAATCGTTTCACCTTCCTGGAAAATAGCAGCCCTGTTGTCCTCGGTCAATACCAGAACTTTGTCAGCACGGCTTGTAATGGTACCTATACGCGTGACCATAGCCTTGTCGTCAGAAGTTCGTTTTCCAATCAACATACCAGGATATTGAACATTGGTTCCACCATACTCCAGAGCATCTTTTTCGAAGTGACTACCGATGATAAATTCACCGACCTGAACTGTCTGTCTGTAAAAATCAGCCATTATTCCCCTCCTTTCTCATTGCCAAAAGTCACATTGTTGTACTTGGCCAAATTCGCCCTAATGTCTTCAATTTGCTTTTGTACGCTTGTAGCATCAGGAGTGATAGATTGCCCAAAAGCAATCACTTTCGGAGCGTCTTTCATGGTTTCAAACCAATCCTTGCGCATGTCATCACTCATTTTTAAATAGTGTCCTACCCATTTTTCATGCTGAGCAGGAGCTAATTGTCCCGACATCTCTAATGTTTTGATTGCATCCTCTGCTTCTCTTTTCATAGAAGCATCCTTCAATTCTTGTACAGCATCGTTTAACTCTTTGAAATCACTCGACATCTGAAGCTTTTCTTGCTTCAGTTGTTTGTTCTCATCTTCTAACGTCTTTAGCTTTGCAGCCATCGAAAGGAATTCCTGTTCTTTCGGTTCATCTTTGCCTTGACTGCCTTGCATAGTAGTGGGATCGTTCTCCTTTTTAGATGAAGGAGGATTGCTTCCACCATTCACACCATCCGCACCATTACCTGGTACATTTTTGGTCTTGTCTTCGATTGTAGGATCCATTTTCACCTCTTTCTTTTGGTTTTCTGCTGAAAATCGAATATTTAAACCGTAATCTCTTGGGTGTACTACAATAGAAACCTCATACAGTACCCAGCTAGAAAATCGCAAGGGTTCTGCACCGGTCTCCATAACAAAATTTTTAACAATAAACGGGCTAATGGTATCCCACAGCCCAATGAGGATGTTTTCAATTGCACTCTCATCTTTGATTACAAATTCTTCAGGGATTAATGATCCATTGTCAGCGCGAAGTCCTGTAATGTAGCCAATTTTTTCTTTGGAGTTATCTCCATGATCCAGCATAATGGGGATATGTTGCCGGCCATTTGCAGCCAACAATATATGATTATTGGCTATAGACTGAACATCTTGCACGGTGAAATCCTTATTATCCCATTTGCCAGCACGGAAGACCTGTTTCACATACAGCTGAAAATGCCTGGAGTGAATCGCTTCGCTCTGCACTGAATAGCCAGAACCATACCAGCGAATCAGATCTCCAATTTTTTCAGAGGGTATTGATACAGGATCTGTATTATCCGGATATTCCAGAGCGACAGCAATAATGTTATTTGTAGTAGGATCTTTAGCACATTCTACCCAAATGCCATCCGTCTGGAATCGTCCAATGGATTGATCAGCTAGATCTTCGCGCAATATTTTTTTCAACCAAACACCTCCTTAGTCAAGAAGTTTTACTAGGGAAACGATAGGCAGAGTTGGTAGTTCAATACCGAAAAGGGGGATATAAAGAAGAAAGCCCTACCAGAAGAGGTAGGGCCATTGGTCTGATACCTTGATATGATTAGAGTTTCTTGTGTCTCACAAACAACTCTATCCAGATTTTAATCTGATTCAAGAAGGAGATTTACTCATTAATTTTCCAACTCTCCATAGCGTTGTAAAACTGTTTGATTTCATCAACAATTTCCTGAGGAGCTCCAGGGTTGGCAATCCATTTTGTCCCAATGCGATTAATATATTTGGATGTGTACAGAATCCTCATTTCATTTTTATTGAGTTGCTCTCCACTCGTGTATTTTCTATAAATTGTATGTATTTCATCTGGTGTTCCATCAGCTAATACAAATATGGGTTGTGTTTTCACGTGTTTTGAATCGACAAAATTTGGTCTGGCAGTAATCATAACGTCCTCCTTGTCAAAGTTTTAAAATAATTTTAATAAACCGTTTGTACAGAGCACCGATTTTGCGAGCAAACGGCCGCGGGTTTGGGCTGTTGACAAATTCTGACCAACCCTCTGCCATCATCTCCCCCATTGATGCTAGTGAATATTCGCTCAGATTATTAGTAAAATAATCCTTTTTTTGGACTTCAATTTTATTCCAGTCAGCGTCCCAATCATCATAAAACGGTTTTTCAAATTCCTCAAACAAATTCTTCACCTCTTCATTGAATGCTGTTTGTGCGACAGTTCGATTAATGAGTCCATGTATGGCATGCCCCATTTCGTGGTCGATCACCGATCCCAGGGTATCGCAATATTCCGGGCTCCACTTCCGTACTACGCTATTCACTCCGTATTTGTCACGGAAATCTAACATTTTGAACTTTCTACTCAAGTATAACTCCATATCCCCATCGCCCTGACGGGCTGCCTGTGCGAATACATTACTTCCCCTCGGAAAAGTTGTCGTGCCGGCCATTACATTCGGGCTTTGTGCAAAAGTTGGGTTTTCGGTAAACGCCTCCCCCTTGATTCCTTTACCAAATATCCTATCTGTGCCCAATAATTGATGGTACTCGTCCATTTTTTGTTTTACCATTTCCTGGATTTCTACGGGAGTCCCTGTATCAAACTGGTAATCCTCTGCATCGGGCATATACTGACGTTTATCGTTATCCAATCCCAGTTTTTTGGCCAATTGATCTGCGTCATAAGAGACCCTAGCTGTTTGCGGTTTAACTACGGGTTTTCGTAAATCTTCCAGGAGCCACAATTTGTTTGCATTCGTTTCAAATATCTTCATATCACTGGGAGATAATCCAAATCCATTGAAAATAGGAATGTTCTTTTCTATATCTGTTGCCCTTTTAATCAGGTCTTTGTCTGGTGGAAGATTCTTGATTGTGGATGGTCGTACTATTGCTACAAGTCTAGTTCTGCACTGGAAATGAAAAGGTGGAGTATATTGCGCTACCATCGATGTATCTTTGATAGGAATCACAATCCCATTTCTTGCGATACAAATATCGGTAGTTCGCTTGTCCATTACCGCCATTACTTCCATGTACTGGCAGATGTCAGAGTTCTCATATATATTTGTTACGATTCCCCAGTTGTATGCTTTTCCGGATTCTGTACGAGCTATATTCTCCAATCGTCTGGCCTTGAATGTATCGAGTGTTTGACCTAACAAAGCTTGCATATCCCCAATGGGAAGCCCTTGATTAATCCCAAATTGAAGTTGCGATATCACCCTGTTGATAACATCTCGATCCTCAACTTGTGAAAGTTTTAGACCGTAGGAATCCCAGTAGCTGATCGCAGAATTGATTTGTTTTTGAAGGGGATCTGCAGCACTTTTCAAAAGCTCTGCTTTGATCTCTCGTTGTGATCGATTGTAACCCAATCCTACCCACTCGCGCATATACTGCATGAGCAGGTTGCCCCATTCCTTTTCCCATCCCAGTGGATATGGAGCAGATTCTAGGTAGCGGATGTATCCTTCTAAGCCATATCTTTGCACATTGGCCAAGGATTCTTTTTTTCGGTTCTCAAAGACAGAATCAAACCGTTTCAGGGCAAACGTTTCTAGTTCTTCTCTCCGTTTGATCTCTGCAACGAAATAGCTAGTATCCATTGATTACTTTTCAAGCTCTTCCTGAGGGATAATGGAGTTATTTAACATTTCTGTTACATCTGTCATCCCATCCAAAAGATTGAAAAACTCTAGCATTTTTTTACGATGAGTTTTATTCACACTTGGGGAAAGAACTCCCATATTGGTAAGCCCAATAAAAATATCTTTCCACATGGAATAATCTTTTGTTCCTACATCGTCTACATTGAAGTGACCATAATCAGTAACCCCGTCAAAGTTATAATCAATGAGCGGTCTGATAAGTTGACTGCAGAGCGTGGTACTCACTCGTTCCATTTCCGACTGTATGTAATCCCAGAATATTTTGTAATGGGTTTCTCCCATTGCTCTTGAACCAGCTCCTCCATCGCTGCCTTGTGCTAGTAGTGGAGGCAATAGCATACTTCGCAGGATCATCGCATCGTCATAGGTTAGTTTATCCAGGAAATTCGAACCCATACCGGCTGGAGCTGCTACTGCTTCCACCTGTAGCCCATCATCATGGGCATAGCTCGTAGCCGTTCTGAACTCCTCTGCCTTCTGGGCATAAAACTCCGCTTCCTTTTTTTCGTCCATCGGGGTTCCATCCGGGCCATACAGACCAGACCCCTGCTGGTAAATTACTCTGGTTTTAGGTTTTGCATACTGCTCCAGAGCATTGCTCCAGTCCATATAGGTTTTTCGTTTTCGATCCCAGTGTACGTAAACCGTTCCATCAAGGATCGAGGATTCTTCATAGTCATCTGAATTGCGAATGATTAAACATTTGTTTCGAGGAATGTTGTTTTCAAACATCCCAGATACCACCTGAATAATTGGATCCTTTTCTTTGAGAGGTAATCCCTTGGAATACCAGCTTTCTGGACGTAAGTATATAAGATCTGTAAATTGCCATTTTGTATCTAGATATTCCCAGACCATTTCAGAAATGGAAGCTCCTACCCAGTGATAACTCAGGATTTTATTCAGCTTCTCTTTCAATTGGATCCTCTCGAGATTCTCCCTTACAAATTGCTGAATCTCATCATTGGGATGAATGTAATCCGACAATCCTCCCTTGAGGATAGTATTGTAAAACCAGATCCCGATTTTGATCGTAGGTTCTTCTCGCATAGCCAATATGTTTGCCAGCGTAACTGAAGATGTTTTTTTGTATTGATCTTCGATATATCCGCCCGTTTGTCGTTCTGCTGCATATATTTTCTTATCTGGATTGTTTTGCTTCTTCTTGTTATTGCTCATTGCCATCACTTCCTTTTCGACTTTTTAGCATCACGCTTGCGGAATTTCTCCACATACGGAGCCTCTTTGCAGATCACTCCGCGGATCCACTCTGCACAATTGGCTAGTACATCAGGTGCATCATCATGCTTATTTTTGCCGTATTTCACGTATTTACCTAGCCATGTAAGGAAACGATCATAATCAGACCCTGGTTGAATATCCTCTCGGAAGTGGATATATTGCGTGATCCATTTAGATTGCTGAAGAATCCTGTATTCCTTATTCTGGTAATTGTTTACCTCATGAAATACACTGCGTGCTACTTTTCGTACCTCTTTTTTTAGGGCATAGGTATACACGTGACCAGCTCCATTTTCCTCAATGATCGTACTTTGCACATTGTTTTTACGTATGAATTCTGCCACCCAGGGAATAGTCAAAGGTACATCCTCCTGAGTGAATAAGATATCTGTAATATACAGATGAGGGTACAAGGATGATTTGGATGTATATAGCTTACCTGCTATTGCAGCAAGATAGTCATCTCCGGATGTAGCAGTATCCACAAAACAGAGGATCCCCGCGTAATTCCGTCGCAATTTCTTTCCATCGAAAAAGCGAAGTAAATCTTTGGGAAATAGTTTTCCTTCTGCTTCACTTGGATTCTGCTGATATTCCGATTCCCAGATCGAATCTTCTGTAATCTTTTTAATCTGCCAGAGTTTCTTTGTGGGAGCAATTTCCTCACAATAAGATTGTCCATTTTGATTCAGAGCAGGAATACTTATCATTTCCCATTCTTCAGGTTCTAGGTTTAGAAGTTTCGCATGAACATCTTCTGTACTCCAGCGAGTACCAATCAATATTTCCGCACAATCTCCTTCCATTCTTGATCGGTGAACTGCAGTATAGAATTCCCATGTTTTTTTCTGAAATGTCTCGGATAATCCTTCTGCATGGTTTTTAAAAGGATCGTCCATGATGGCCAATTTGTTACACCCTTTACCTGTTATTGGGCCTCCCACACCTCCGCAGAAATAGGAGATTCGTTCCGCTTCTTTCAACTGCCAGGACTCTACTTTGGATTTATCTCTTCGCAGTTTTACCCAGGGGAACAGCTCTTGATATTTGGGAGATTGCACAATATCCCTTACACCTCCTGATAATTCCCAGGCTAATTCAGCTCCATAGGTATTACGCATGATGGATCCCGTCATGTCAATGCCAAGCGAATAGGCACATAGGTGAGAAGTTGTATAGGATTTACCAGCTCGGGGAGGAACTGAGATCATAAGTTTTTTAAGTTTACCATCAAGGATCCTTTGAAATGCATCCGCAATCTTCAAAAGATGGATTCTGGATTCCTGGAAGAAACTCGGATTCATATACTGGCAATATTTCCAAAAGGATCTACGGATTAGTTCTTTTTCAACTTCATCCTTGAGTGCTTTTCTTTCTTCTTTCGAAAGGCTAGGAAGAAGATTCTTCATGTTCTTCATGTTCTTCATCTTCCGAAAGGATATGAAATATCTCCTCTAGTTTTTCTGATGAACTGTTTTGCAATTTCGACTTACTATCAATAGATCCAGAATGTTCTACCCTATCAAGAAACATTCCGATATGTTTTCCAATTAATTCTAGAGCTTTATTTGCTGCAGCTGGTTCCCATTTAAACCATCCTGTCGGATTGCCTGATTTATCTGTTACAGGTTCAAGCTGCATACAACGCTCTACATTCTCACGAAGCTTCCGGATCACCCAGTCAGCACTGAGTTGGTTCCGTTTTGCTCTTTCTTCCATTGCCTTGTCGATCTGCTCTTTAATGTTAGCTTTTGTTAGCAATTTGCTAGCACATACTTTTGCAACATTATCATCTTTCGCACTGTACCCAGCGCGTTTGTACGCCTGTGTAGCATTAATTGCTGCCTTTTTGCTAATTTTTTGCTTGTTTTTGCTAATTTTTTGCTCATTTTTGCTACAAAGTGAACAAAAAAAGCTAAGGAATGTTTGTGATCTTGTGCAAATTTGCCAGATGACGTATAATAGGATTCTAAGTACTGATTTAACCCTAGGAGTTTATTTCTCCTAGGGTTTTTTATTTGTCACTTAAGATTGTCTTTCTATTAAATCATATAGTAGCTGCCTGGTCGCACTCTTTGCATTTAACGTGAGTTGCCTTTGCCATACTTGATTCTTTGGTGACCACTTAAAACCATTTTGTTTTAAGAGGCTTCTAATATCTTCAGAAGGTTTGCCATCGAACTCAAGTTGGATTCTCATTAGCTCCTGGTTTTCAATAATCCTGCAGATGTTCTGAACAGGATAGCTTGAATGTTCCTCACTTATTCGGTCAATCTCTATCACTTTGCTTTCCAAACGCTTAATTTTTTTCCGTAAGCTTGCTAGGTAAAAGGTTGGAGCGGGAACTCCAGCGTATACAATGTATTCCTTAAACTTTTGGAGTAGTTCTTTTGATATCCTGCTACAGGTATATAGAAGTTGACTAGGGTTTTATTGGCTTTGTAATACTTATTTGCTTCTTTCGCAAAGAGCTGTTCATCGGTGATTTTGGCAAGTTCTGCTTGTATTTTTTCTTTCGCATGTGGATCATCTGTTCGGATTATGCTCGAACTACGAGGAAGATTTGAAATTTTGTACAACAATTCTTTAATCTTCGTAAGCTCTCCCCAGTGCTTTTCTCTTGCCTTATTCTGCTTTTCCTTTTTCGCAACAGGAAAATTGGCAGGGCCCGAGATCATGACCGACGGGCACCTGCATTCTATCGAATTGGCTTTGTTAATCCATTCTGCTAGTTTTTTTGCATATCGATCAGCAAGTCCATAGGCTTTTTCTGATAGACCAGGACGATCTTCTGCAACACAATCTGCATCCAAATATGCGCAATCCACTGCATTTTTGTAGGATTCTGTTTCGCGACCATCCTTGTAAGAGGAAAAACTATTCATTTCTTTGGCCTGCTTAGCCAGCTTCTCATCAATAGGATAGTATTTCATCACTTACCTTCTTTCTGGAGCATTTTTTCAAGCATATTGATTACAAAGCCAATTCCATCTTCTGTTCTATAAACCCGGTCGTTATACTTTAAGCATCCTCTATTCCTAAAAGGACAATCGACGTCCTTCAATAGACCATAACAATACATAATGCAATAATTGTGAAGTAAGTAAACAAGGATTTTCCTGGTTTTTTTGAGTTGCCGGATCCACTGCCTGGAGTGTCGTTGATGCGCTTCTCTGCAATGTTAAAATAAGTTTGATCAAGCTCAATGCCTATAAAGTTGCGCCCCGTGTTTTTACAAGCTACACCAGTTGTGCCAGAGCCCA